CAATGAGATTAAAGATGTATCTGTGATTGGTGGCGAAGATCTAGATCCACCGAGATTCGGAAAGGTTGCTGTTGCTGTGAATGTCGAAGGAGGAGTGACTCGTGAGAAAATCAACCTCTTCACAAATTATCTGAGAGATAAAACTCCTGTATCTACTGGATTAATCTTTCTTCAGCCAGAGTTTACATATATCTCACTGTCTGCAAATGTTTTTTATAATCCGAACAAGACAAGTAAATCAGAAGCACAACTAGAGAATCAGGTTCGAGAGATACTGAATGCCTATTCTGCAACTTCACTTGATAAGTTTGGTGCAATCTTCGAGCTTTCTAGAGTGACTTCACTTATAGACGCAAGTGACAATTCAATCAGTAGTAATACGATTCTTGTTGATCCCTACATACTGTATTCCCCACAGACGTCAGTAGCTCAAAGTCCTATCTTCAAATTCGAAGCACCGCTTCTGAATCCATATCCGGTTGTTCGAGAAGGAAACCCAGAGACGTACGAATCTGTAGTATTGAGCAGCCCGTTTATCTACGAAAATACAAGAGCAATCTTTGAAGACAATGGCTTGGGCGGTATTCATATCCGCGAAGAATCAAACAAGCAGCAAGGAATACCAACCTTCATACGAAAAAATGCCGGAACAGTTGACTATGCTGCTGGCTCAGTAAGGCTTTCACACTTCTCTGCAGAGACACTACTGAATGACGGTATTCGAATCTACGTAAAGACGCAAGAGCGAAACGTAACTTCTCCAAAGTCAAGAATACTTCAACTCAGAGATTCAGATCTCACAATTAACATTCGAGAAATAAGCCGTAATGACAGATAATCTTCTAGAAACACTATCCGGTGAATCTGGCTCAAATTCTTTTGCAATAGAAAGTCAATTTCCTTCTCACTATAGAGAAAACGCAAAAGAGCTTATTGATCTTGTAACAAGTTATTACAGATTTCTAGAGCAAGATAGTTCACAGGCTACATACAATTCTAGAAAGATGTACAGTTATCGTGATGTCGATACTACGCTAGATAGCATGGTGACTTTCTTTAAAGAGAAATTCTTGAATGGTCTGATAGTGGTTGAAGATGAAAGATTTATCGTAAAGAATATACTTGATCTATATAGAAGAAAAGGTAGTAAAGAAGGCATTGAATTATTCTTTCGCTTATTCTTTCAATCTGAAGTTTCTGTCTATTATCCTTCTGCTGATCTATTTAAATTGTCAGAATCGAAGTGGTCATTAGATCGTTACATTCAACTTGATGCATCAACTGACAGAAACCTTCTTGCAGATCTGACGGGTGTGCAAATCTTCGGAAGTCTCTCAGGTGCTTCTGGCATTGTCGATTCGATCTTTCTCGTAGAACTTTCCTCGTCTGTAATACCTCTACTGTTTCTAGAAAATATAAGAGGTACATTCTCAACGGGTGATAGTATTTTTACAGATTCAGCAGAGTTCTACTACGGATTTATAACTGGCTCTGCAAAGACTGTTGTCGTAGATGATTCTGTCTATAGATCTTCAGACAATAAAGTAGGTGATACAGTTGAACTCATCTCCAGTAAAGGTGCAATCACTGCAAAAGGAAGAATTTCAGTTGCAGATACCAGCGACTCAGGCGAAATTGTTCAGACAGTCGTTACTGGTGGTTACGGATATTCTATAGCAAACACAGATATTCTTTTATCTGAACAGGTTCTGTTCATCCCGAATACGGCGACTGGACTTTATGAACTCGGTGGCATTATAACTCAGACAAATTCTTCTGGAACTTTAGTAACTGGTACTGTAGTAGGTCAGAACATTGATTCAGTAGGTATTATCGTAGATCAAACTGTAGCAGGATACACTGCCGCGACTCATATCTTCGAAGCTGGATACGACATTGCAGATCCTCTCTTTCCTGCTACTGCCCGCGAAGTCATCTTTGCTTCTAGTGTAAATAGCACTGCTGGGTCGAACGTGGGTACCATAACAGGCACAGAAAGTATTTCTGTGATTACAGATATCATAGGAAACTTTATTGACGTGCCTCTCGACGCAACAGACTATTCTGCGCACGTGGAAGCAGATGCACAGATGAGCGGAACGGTTGCAAACGGCACTGTAGTTTCTCTTACGACAGCACTGAATGCCGCATTCGTGCCTCTAGCATTAGAAATTGGTTCAATCAGCACTCTCAGAGACATTGAACCTGGTAGCGGATACTTCACGGACGTATTCATTCTGGCTGCAGATTCTTTTGTTGGTCCATTCAACAAACAAGACCAGATACTCATTCTCACAGATGAAAGCGCCCGTCTCGTAGTGGGAAATATTGTGACGCAGACGAAAACTGTTGTAGGATTCTTTTCTACAAATACAGTTACATCTCGTGGCCTTGTTACAGAGGTAACTGGAAATCAAGCTACAGTACAAAGATTATCATTCGAAGGATTTAGTACTGCTGCTGACATTCTAAAAGAAGGATCTTCAACTCCTCTTACAGTAGCTTCGATATCTACAGACTTAACATCTGCACCTATAGGTAGAAATGCTAAGTTACGTGGATCTGCTATCTTCGGCGCAGGAAAAATAAACTCGATAGATATAACAGATAGTGGCGTCGGATTCTTGGCCAACGAAACTGTTACTATTCTAAACACCCAGAAGAAAAAAGATATAGAAAATCTTCTAGCACTCAACATATCTTATAGAGATGAGTTCAATGAGCTGAAAGTAGTTTATGGGCACACGGATGACCGAGCAGATATGATAGCAAAAAGATGGGATCTTGCTGAAGTCTTAGTGGCTCTTGAAGAAGCAGTCGCCGGAACACAGCCAGGATTAGCACTGTTTGGTACTACGCTTATTGGTGGAAAATCTCTTGGAGACGTAGATCAAGATTCTGCTCTTGATGCAGACGATGCACTACTATTTGATGATTATATCGGTAACAGCACTGATGCAACTTGGAGAACAGATAACGCATCTGCAGTAACTTATATAGAAACTATTATGTTCCCATACATGGAAACAAATTATGCTGCGTATCTAGCCTACGGTACATTTACAGAATCTGTTTTGGCTATTGCGAATGCAAAGATTTCAGGACTGATAGCAACCGAGTTCCCTGAGAACATAACGAAATATACTCAAGATCTTGCTCTCATAGAAAGCAACGGCGACGCAACTGCGTCCATCACGTTGGGTGGCCAAGGAACAACTGCCGGAAGATGGACTTCCTTTGAGTCGCAAACAAATCAGAAGAAAAGACTTCAGGACAGTTTCTTCTATCAAGATTTCTCCTACGAAATAGCAACTTCTACTGCGACAGATCTATTTGAAATTCCCTTTAAGCAACTCATGCATCCGAGTGGACTGAAAGCTTTCTATAGATCAGACAAGCAAGAAATAATAAATACTAACGACAGTATTACTACAACATTCGTCTTGGAGGTAAATGATGAGTAGAGGATTCATAACCGACTTTATATCTATGGGTGACCTTTGGTTTCTGGGCTGTAAGCCAACTCCATTAGCTGCCAATGTATTTGAGAAATCAGATTTTAGATTAAAGCAGTTCATGAACAATTCTGTTTTCGGAATCAAGTTAGGTGAAGAAAATCTTTCCTATATGATTCCAAAGGCCACTTGGGTACAGAATAGAGTTTACGATTTTTATGACGACCGAGCTAATATGCAAGATGCAGATTTCTTCGTCACCATAGATCCGATAAACAGCGACAATCCATATACAATCTTCAAGTGCTTAGAGAATAATAATGGCGGCCCGTCTACTATAAAGCCAGTTTCAGTTGACTATATTAACCAGACCACAGGAATCTATAATCTAGTAGATGGCTATATCTGGAAATATATGGGTAGTATTGCGCCGGCAAGCTATGCAAAATTCGGATCAGCAAATTTTCTTCCCGTGACACCTGAATTTGCAGTTACGTCTTTAGCGAATGACGGATTGCAATCTATACGAGTTGAAAATAGAAGCGCAAACATCGGCTATAGAAAATTTACTGCAACTGTTTCTGCTGCTGTTTCTGCTGGTACGGTTTATTCTGTAAATATAGAATCACAAGAAAACTTTCCGTTAAACATAATAAATCTTTTTGCTGGTATGAGTCTCTTGTATAGTAACAGTTCAGGTGAAAATCAGATCCGTAAAATTCTTTCTTCCGTTTACGTAGATGCAAATACTACAAGGCTCACTATAGAATCACTCGGCGAGAACTTTCCTGTTCTTGACACTACTGTGACGATCGTTCCTTCAGTTTCTATTCAGGGCGACGGTTCCGGAGCAAAGGCTTATGCTGTTGTAAATGCTTCGACTGGATCTATAGAAAGAATTCAGATACTTTCCGGCGGTACAGATTATACTGTAGCATCTGCATCTGTATTCAATCCTACCTTCTTCGTAGAAGCAAATCCCGGATTCTTAAGATGCACATTAAGACCAATTCTTTCTCCCAAAGAAGGCCACGGATCTAATATCTTTGAAGAGTTATACGTAGATGCAATCGCAACAGCTATTGAAATTAGAAGTACATCGACAAATTCTATACCAGATTCAAATGTCTATACAGCTGGTGTAATAGTAAAATCTCCTCTTTTCGTAGCAAACACGGATGCAAACATAAGTACATTCGACAATCGCCTTAGAATAGTTCTGACTCAGGTTGTTCCTGCCGGCATTCAGATCGGCACACTCGTAGAACAGACCGTTGGTGGAGTCGTTATCAGCGGAATCATACACGAAATAGAAGGAAGTACACTTTACCTCACGAACTATACTGGTGATTATTCTGAAGAATTCATTCAGTCAAATACGATAAGAATATCGAACCAAGTTTTCAGTATAAATAGTATTACAAAATCACCCTTCATACAGGGTTCAGGTATGCCACTTTATGTATCTGAATTTGCACCTGTATCAAGAACTGCAGATAAAAGCGAAACTGTGCGCATTATAATAGATTTCTAAGGATGAAAGTAACCGATGAGTATCAAAACTGATCTTAACATAGCGCCATATTTTGATGACTATGATATTTCCAAAAAGTACTACCGCGTTCTTTTTAAACCCGGCTTCGCAGTTCAGGCTCGCGAACTTACGCAGATACAGTCTACTTTACAGAATCAGATAGAACAATTCGGTGAAAATATCTACAAAGAAGGTTCAATCATTAAGGGTTGTACATTCTCTGAATTAAGAAATCTGCAGTACGTAAAGGTTGTTGATGGCATTCGTCCAGAAGATTATGTCGAAAGAACCGAAGTCAATACAGATACTAATGTAACAGATGAGTATTACTACGAACTAGAAGACGATACTGGTCTCAAAGCCCTTATTCTTCAAGCACAGTCCGGATTTCAAAGCAGAGCACCTGACCTTAACACATTCTTTATCCTCTACCTGAATACTGGTATTGATGGATCTACCGAAAAGAAAAAATATTCTGCGAATGATACGATACAGATTCGCGAATTTATTATCAGATCGCAAACTGTGAATAACGTGGTCGTGGAAACTACCATGAATCAAGGCATCGTAAACACTACTTCCGTTGCTGGCTTCTCGGATCCAATCGGTGATTCCTTTGGTCTTTCAGCAGCAGAAGGAATTATTTTTCAGCGCGGTCACTTTCTTTTTGTTGATGGGCAGACAATTGTTCTCAAAAAGTATATGTCCGAGACTGCCGACGAATTTACGATCGAACCAAATGCTATATCTGCCGGTTACATCGTAGACGAAAACATCGTGAGCTCTCAGCAAGATGCCTCGCTCCTGGATAATTCTCTCGGTTCTCCGAATGAGAATGCTCCCGGTGCAGATAGACTTGTTTTGGTTCCGAGACTTGTCTCAAGACCAACGCCAGCCGCAGAAGCAGATCCCGGTTTCTTTATTCTTAGAAGATACGAGAATGGCTTTGCAGTAGAGACGAGAAGTGCTACTCAGTTTAATTCTATAGCAACTGAACTGGCGAGAAGAACTTACGAGGCACACGGCGACTTCGTAAAGAAAAAGTTTGACTTCATAGCAAGAAAGAATGCGCAGAATGGCAACTTTGTCTTAGAGATGGGCGAAGGTTCTGCGTACTCAAAGGGATTCAGAATAACAAACGATACTAAGAGATTTTTTGATGTACCTGCTGTAACTACTGTCGAATCTATTACGTCACAGCCTATAAACTTCTCATATGGCGGTTATTGCAAAGTTCTTGCCGCTACTGGAAGAATTACAATAGGAAGTTTACAGAACGTTGCTCTACTCAATGCGGCAGACGCTACAATCGGAACAGCAATCGTAAAAAATTACGAAGCAGGAAAAATATATCTGTTCGGTATAAGAATGTCTGGTAGTAATAACTTTTCAAATGTAACATATGTCAAAGAAGGCTCTGCATTAGGAAAAATAGAAATAGATCCTAAGATTGTAGACTCATCGAACTCAAAGCTTCTGTTTTCTTCTAACAGAGCTTTTGTAAATTCATTTTCTGACGTCACGTTTTCTGTTCGCAGAAGTAAAATAGTGCCTTCTTCTTCTGGAGATATTACAATTGAACCGGCGGCCGGTGAAGTTTTTAACACAGATTCCCTTAGAAATATTCTAGTAATCATAACATCTACAAACGCTACTGCGACTATTTCTACAGCGACAATAACTGCCGGAAATCTTGTTCTTGATACAGACGCTCCAACGGAAGACGTTACTGTATATTACAATGTAAATCTTCCAAATCAAGATTCCAGAGTAAAGCAAGTATTCGACATTTATGTCAAGACCACTTATGCGAATGCGCAAAGATTCTATACACTTGGTATTCCTGATGCGATAGAAATACTGGAAGTAAAAGATTCTTCTGGTGTTGAATACATGAACAGCTTCAAGATAAACAGAAACCAAAAAGATGACTTTTACGATCACTCGTATATAGAAAAAATTCCAGGCTCACTTTCTCCTGCAGATAGTGCGGTCCTTACAGTAAAAGTAAAGGTCTTTAGAGTTGACAGTAGCGTTGAAATGAACTTCTTCACGCCTGATAGCTATGTCAACATCGATCATACATACATACAGAAGCACGAAACACAATCTGGTCAGGTAATAGATTTAAATTCTTCCATAGATTTTAGACCCTACAGAATACCACTCGCGACATATTCTGCGACCGCCGGAAACGCAACTACTATGGCTGCGGGTATTGGTTTTACGAATGATAGTACTCAGCTTTTTGACAGCAATTTAACATTTGCTATACCTTCTGCAGATACAAGTGGAATTGTAGATATTGATTACTACGGTGACAGAACAGATTATATAGTTGGATCATCGAACGGTAGATTCAGATATATTTCTGGTGATGAAATAGCATCAAACTCTGTTTCCATAGATAATTCAGATACAACTACGATTGCTGAAATCTATGTACCTGGATTTCCTTTGCTTGCACCAGAAGAAGCAAATAAACTTAATAGAAAATCAGAAACAATTCAGATTCAAACTCGATCCGTAAAAGCATATACGATGAAGGATATTGATTCTATATCTAAAAGAGTTGATCGCCTCGTGTACTATACAACCCTTACTGCTCTGGAAACTGCAACACAGAATTTACTTATTCTCGACGCAAACGGATTAAACCGGTTTAAGAATGGTATTATCGTAGATCCATTTAATGATCTGATGATAGCAGATCTGAGTGATCCTACTTTTAATGCCGCAATAGATACTACAGAAAAATCTTTGACTCCTTCTGTTTCGCAATTCCCTCTTGCGCTGAGATCAAAAGCATTCTCTGGAACGCAGACATATATCGACGGAAAAGTTGTGTCTCTTGCTTCTAGCCAATTGGTCAGATTTATAAGACAACAATATGCTTCTGGCTTCAGAACATGCACAAGTAACTTTTACAGTTATGTTGGTTCTGGTCAACTTACGCCAAGTTATGATGTTGCATACGATACTGTAACTACGCCAGTAAATATAGATTTAGATTTTGCAACTCCTCTAGCAGATTTTGCTGATGCGCTGAGCGATTTTATACCTCTCACCACATCTGCAACTTCAAGAACAGGATTTGTTCAAAATGCTATCAACAACGGAACATCTATAACTACTACTTCAATCAGTACATTCCAAGATATTAGAAGGTCACTTGAAGTAGAAGCGGGACAAACTGAAGAACAATTTGTCGGTAACTTTCTTACAAATGTACAACTCAAACCGTTTATGAGAACGAGAGATGTATCTGTTGAAGTTTACGGCTTGCGCCCAAGTACCCGACACTATTTCTTCTTTGACAATGTTCCTGTGAATGACTCTGTTGCACCTGCGGCGCTGAGATCTGACCTCACAGGGCTTTCTGCGGAAAACATGACCATACCCATCGGTGCACCGGGTACCGCTGTTACAACGAATGCCAACGGTGAACTGTTCGCAGTGTTCACGATACCTGAAACAACTTTCCTCGTGGGTGAAAGAGAACTTATGGTTGCAGATGTTTCCGATCTTGGGAGTATCGAAAGCGCATCAGCATCACTTGGAAAATTCAAGTATAACGCGTATAACTTTGCCATGGAAAACAGTGGACTTACTGTTTCAACTAGGGTTCCAGAGATTGCCGTAAATACTACTACAACGAACAGAACGGTAACAAACAGAACAGTAGTTGCTATACCACCACCACAAGAAATAAGGGCGACTTTGACGGGGATGGGCGATGGCCCCGGCGGGGATCCACTCGCACAAACTTTCTTTATCAAAGATCAAATGGCTCAAGGTGCAGATGCGCTTTATGTTGGTAGATTAGATCTGTATTTTAAGAGAAAGGGGCTCACGAACGGCGTTACCGTAATGCTTAGAGAAGTAATAAACGGTTATCCTTCGAATCAAATCTTGTCATTCTCTAAAAAGCATCTTAGATCAACTGACGTAAATGTTTCTGACGATTCTTCTGTGGCAACAGTTGTTATCTTTGACGCACCTGTAAGAATGGAACCTGAAAAAGAATACTGCCTTGTGGTGATGCCTGATGCAGCAGATCCTGATTATCTTATCTTCACGCAGAAGGTCGGAGGAACGGATCTCATCTCCGGTGGTGCTATGAATTCTGACTGGGGTGAAGGTGTTCTGTTCACATCAACCAACGATAGAGCGTGGAAATCTTATCAAGATGAAGATGTTAAATTTGATCTTTACAGATACAATTACGGCACGGAGACTGGAACAGTAGAACTTGAGACAAAGGATGTAGAATTTTTCACAGTAGAAAGTGTAATAGGAAGATTTACCAACAACGAAACTGTTTACGCGTTTACTGAAGCATCATCTGTTACTTATCCTGTAGTATTAAATACGACAACGAATGTAGTAACCGGAACTGGTCTTACAAACTATGACGTAGGTGATACCCTGTACGTAGAAAATGGCTCCGGAGTTAAAGATATTCTGAGAGTGGTAACTGTAACAAGTGCTACGCAGATTATAGTAAACAAACCCCCACTGTTCGCGGGTTCATTTAATTCGAGACCAATTGTATCCGGTTCTGTATCTTACTTTAATCAGAGAAGAGCAGATGTACTTATACTAGAAAATTCTTCTGCAAGAGCAGATAGAATCTTTGAAAATGACTTCATCGTTCGCGGTCTTTCATCTAATACAAGTGCTACAATCGTCTCGATAGATAACAAACAGTTGAGCTACATACAGAATATGATTAATACCGTTACTGATTCTGACACGAGTATAGGTATTGCAGTTCGATCTGTAGATCCTCTCTTCCCAGATAACACGCCATATGTTGAGAATTTTAGTATATCTGATAAGAAATCATTCTCTAACCGAGGCTGTGTAGTATTCAGTAAATCAAATGATGTGACTGGTGTTAAGAATCTTAAATTTATCTTAACACTCAAGAACAATGATTCTGTGACAAACACACCAATCATAGATGTAGAGACCGCTCAAATCTTTGCGTACATTTATAATGTAACTAATGATTCTGCTACTACTTCTAAGTATATATCTAAGAAAGTAGAATTAAGAGAAGGCTTTGATGCAGAAGATTTTAGATTGTTCATCACAGGATATAGACCTAAGAATACAAATATAAAAGTATTCGTGAAGTTGAAAAACGAAGCAGATCCAATATCTCTTCGCAATAATCCTTGGATAGAATTAGAAATAATAGAAGGAGTTGATCTATTATCTTCTGACTCAAACGAATCTGATTTTAAGGAGTTTGTTTATTCTATACCTTCTGCAAACAAAGCATCTGATATTGCTACATATACGAATGAAACTGGGGTTTATACTAGATTCAGATCTTTTGCAATAAGAATTGATTTACTTTCTACCACAATTTCAAGGGCACCTAGAGTAAAAGATTACAGAGGCGTTGCATTTGAATGATACGTGATACATCATCAAATGCACTCCTGGAAAATAACAGAGAAAATCTTGCAAATTATCGCAGAGATAAAAATAGAGATATAGAAATAAAAAAGTTAAAATATGAAATAGAAGATTTAAAGCAAAAAGTGAGTTTTTTAATCATGGAAGTATCAACTTTAAGGACAGATAAAGAATGACCAGACCGAACATCGCGGAAATCTTATCTACTGATACATTTGGTGTATTATTAGCTAGAACAAATAGCCTCATAGAATTAATTACT